AAACTTGAACCTAATGCTGTATAGGTAAGCGTAGTAAATTATGAAATATGGAATTTTAGATTTGATAGACGAGTCCCTAAGTGAACTTTCAAACAGAGAACAACGAAATCTACTCAAAGAATTGTCAAGTGAAATAGATTCACGACTTCAAGATGTCGGTGAAGAAAAGGACGATAAAGACGAATTCGAAGAAGAGTAACAACATTGCCATACGGCAGTTGAATGTCTGCCGTATGGCTCAAAACAAATAAAATATGAAGATGGATTGGGGAGGGATTAGCTGTGCACTTATCTGTGCGATACCTATTGTGGCCATTATCTGCGATGCAGTAAAGAAAGTGTTTGAGATGAAATATAAAAAAGAAAATGATAATGAATTATGAAATACATTGTGAATCGGGCTGAATTGTTTGACTCTTCTGATAAGAAGACAGTCATAAAGAATATGAATGAGCCGACTAATGACATAGAGGTCTTTAGGGAAGAAATTTGTGAAAAGTATGGTTGTGAGCGTGCATTGTTAATGTACACTCAGGTGAAGTAATATAAAAAGTATAGCTATGATAACCTTAAACAAGCTTGCAGTTAAATGTTTGAGAACTGCGATCAAAAGAGGGAAAATCGGCAAACATAGTTCAGCAAAAGCGATTATTGTCGCTATATCTGCTGAGTGGCGTGAGTTGTGTAATGCCTCTGAGTATCGTAGTATGCATATTCCTAAATACTCAGAACAAGAGGAAGAAGCTGCCGATGTCATAATCGCTTCGTTGACATATCTTCAAAAAATAGGTTGTAAAGACATAGAACAGCTTATAAAGGACAAGATAAATTTTAACGCCAAGCGAGAGGATTAAGGTTGTTATACTGACTATGGTGATGTTGATTTTGTGTTGTTGAAAAAATAGTTAGTTATGACAGAGATTATTTCTATTGCCCTCCTGGACTTTAACAAGGGGCAACTTGCCGGGCTTCCAAAGAACCCGCGGTTTTTCCGGGATTATCGCTATGAAGCGATGAAGAAAAGTATTTCTGATTGTCCGGAAATGCTTGAATTACGTGAGTTGATTGTCTTTCCGTATTCGGATGGCAGGTACATTGTTGTTTGTGGTAATTTACGGCTCCGGGCCTGCAAGGAACTTGGCTATACCGAGCTGCCTTGTAAAGTCTTGGAACCGATTACTCCAGTCAGTAAATTACGCGAATATTCCGCTAAAGACAATATCAATTTCGGTGAGAATGATTTGGATATTCTGCAAAATGAGTGGGACAGGGCAGAGTTGCAGGACTGGGGTATGGAGTTTGCGCCGGAAAAGACTGAGGATGAATTCAAGGAACGCTTTGAAGCCATTACAGATGATACCGCTGTTTATCCTCTTATCCCCAAGTACGATGAAAAACATGAGCTCTTCATTATTATATCAAGTAATGAGGTCGATAGTAATTGGCTGCGTGAAAGGTTGAACATGCAGCGCATGAAATCGTATAAGACCGGGAAAGTGAGTAAAAGTAATGTTATTGATATTAAAGACGTTCGCCATGTCCTGCAAGATAGTAATACCAAGTCATAAGCGCCATGACCGGGTGTTCGCTAAAAAACTGGTGAATGATCCAATAATCTGTGTTGCAGAGAGCCAGGCAGATTTGTACCGGCAGTTTAATCCGGACTGTGAAATAGTAACTCATCCTGATGATGTGGTAGGTCTTATTCCCAAACGTAATTGGATGGCAAAGCATTTCAGAGAGTTATTTATGCTTGATGATGATGTACATGCTTGTAAAGCAATATATGCCGAAAAGGGTGAGCCTTGCCGTGTAAAGGATAGGGACTTAATAACTCATATCATATTGTCTTTACATGATATAGCCAAGCTAATGGATGTGCATCTGTTTGGTTTTACTTCCCGTATATCTCCTGTGATGTATGATGAGACTGGATTCCTTTCTCTCTCAAAAATGATAACCGGTTGTTCTTATGGTGTTATCTACAACAAAAATACATGGTGGAATGAGGAAATAAGGCTTAAGGAAGACTTTTGGATAAGCTGCTATATGAAGTATAAGGAGCGCCGGATATTGACGGACCTGCGCTATAATTTTGAGCAGAAGAACACATTTGTCAATGCCGGTGGTTTGGCTTCCATTCGCAATCAGGAAGAAGAGCGTAGATCTATCCTTTTCATCAAAAAGAATTTTGGTGATAGTATCTTGTTGAAGAGTGCTACTAATAACGGGAAGGATAAGACAAAGCAGCTTGTAGAGTACAATATTTCCTGCAAATTCAAATTCTAACAGTTTGTAAAAAAGGCGTTTAAATGGCGCTCATTCTGATTGCTATTTCCGTCAATTATGATTAATTTTACTGATGTAATAAACTAAAAGTCAAATAATTAAATTGAAATTATGATTATTAGAACAGTTGGAGGATATGATTTCTATGAGGTGAGTTCTGCCATGCAAAAAGCCATCAGGCGAGCTGATACCGGTGTTGCCGGCTTTTTTGCCTTGGAGCTGTGGGCGAGTGGATATAGGGATTATGTTTGGAAGAGATTATTCACCATCAGTGCTGAGGATTGCTTCGGTATCATAACCAAAGAGATTGAGGCTTTATGGCAAGGGCATGAGCTCGTCAATAAAAAGGCTCCTCAGCCGAAAGGACGCATCTTTGTCAGTAAAGCTGTGATTATCCTCTGTGAGTGTAGGAAGTGCCGGGATGCAGATCATCTGCAAAACTTCATTTACGATAGGAGAGAAGTTGACATTGAAAAGTGGATAGAAGACGTGAGGCGATATCCCATTTCTATTCCTGCCTATACCTATGATGTACATACAAGGGTAGGGAAGAAGCAAGGTCGGACAAAGGCAGAGTTTTTCCAACAGGAATTTAATGCTTTAACTCCCCGGGAGCCTGGATTATTTGATGATTTTCCGTCAAAGAAATAGTTGCGAGCCCACAGTGTAATAGCTGTGGGCTTTTTATATAAGTCAAACCAATAAACCAAAGAATTATGAACAGAAAAGAAAGACAAGAGGCGAGAGCCAACAGGTACAGAGAACTTGCAGAAAAAGCTAACAAACAGTCGAACGAGGCTTCTAAGCTAAGTCACAGCATGGTAGAACACATTCCTTTGGGGCAGCCCATACTTGTAGGGCATCATTCGGAAAGAGCACATCGCAGTTTATTGGATCGCTCCTGGAACACTTTGGGGAAATCAGTTAAACTTAGTGAGAAAGCTGAGTACTTTGAGCAAAAGGCCGCAGCGGCAGAAAATAATGATGCGATTTATCTTGGTGACGATGATGCTGTGGAACGATTGGAGGCAAAATTAGCAAATCTGGAAAAAAATCAGGAAACGATGAAAGAAACCAATAAGATCATCCGGTCAAAGAAGTTGTCTGAAGTTGAAAAGCATGATAAGCTAATTGAATTGGGATATTCCGAAAATGGTGTTAGGGAAGCCTTTACTCCTAATTACATGGGAAATATTGGCTTTCCAAGCTATTCTATTACCAACAATGGAGCTAATATCCGCAGAGTTAAAGAACAGTTGGAGAAAGCCAAGCGAATGAAAGTTACCGAGGACAAAGAGTATAAGATTGGCGATGTTCGCATTGTTGAAAACTATCAAGAAAATCGACTGCAATTATTCTTTCCTGGAAAGCCTGTTGAGGATGTCCGAACTCAACTAAAACACAACGGTTTTCGATGGTCACGCTTTAACGGCTGTTGGCAGTCTTACCTCAAGCGCTGGCAAATAGACCGGGCGAAAGAAATCATAGGAGGTTGATCTATGAATGTTTTTCAGTCTGTACCCCGTAAGGACTGCAAGGTATTTGCGAAATGTGGAGTAAAATCCCTTTCGCATTGCCGCAGATATCGAGGAAACGATGAAGAGTGCAAGAAATGCACTCTCATCCGTCGTAAGCCTCAGAATCGTAAGTTTGATGCAAATGGTAGGGAGATGAAGAAATGTACCCTGTGTGGACATTATTTCTACTTATACAGGTTCTATGATCGAGTAATTCATCATGGAGGTAAAACGTATCACTGTAAATGTTCCCGGTGCCGTATGTGTATGTCCAAAATAAATAGCGATAGAGCTAAGAATAAAGTAAATAAGATACAATGAGCATAGCAGTAAATGTCAATGGTAAAGATTACTATGACAAAGAAGAAGCCCGTGCAGCTTGGTTTGAAGAGTGGCTAATGAAACAGGACTTTGAGCAGGATCTTATTGATCGTGAGAATGAACTTGAATACCGGAGAACTCATCCGGATTGGAATATTCCCTATGTAATGTATGGCGTCCGGAAAAAGCATAAGTGTATTAAAAAGAAGGAAATTGCTGTGTTTTATGACTTTACACCGTGGCAGAAGCGTGCCCGTACAGCCGAAACACATTGGTTTACAGTGTTATATAAGAGAAGGGCAACGTCTAAAGAAGTAGAATCTTTTAGAGACCGGGAATATACACGTCGATATCTTGTTTACTCCCTGTATATTGAGAAGAAAATGACTCTTGATAAAGCTCTATCTCTTATCGTTGCTGATGACAAATTATTAGGTATTGTTGATGAGATAATTACTGAAATAGTGAAATCCTTTGAGACTTTCTTTAATCGTAAGTTTAGAATTTATCAACCTGAATTTGCCACTCAGCTTGATTTATTTACAGTATGAAAGTGACTTGAAAAAGGCGTTAAAATGGCGAAGTTTCTGTTTGCTAAACTTGTCATTATAAGTTATCTTTACTGATGTAAGGAGCTAAAAGTCAAACCAATAAAAATAGATTATGGAAAAAAGAGAACTTGTAGAACAAAACATCACTAAGATTAAAGAATATGTTCTTGAATATATTTCTGACATTGAATCCACTTCTATAATAGTAGGCAATAGTGGTGATGATTTCGATTTTGCTATCTTATTAATTGCTGATATAGAATATTACTATTGTAATATTGTTGAAAATCAGATAGAATATATTGGTTGTGATGTAGACTGTGAAGATTTTCGATTTGAAGGTAGGATAGTTTACAAGTACAAAAATGGTAGCTATAATAAACAAATATGAATAAAGTAATGAGCAAACTTAAACTAATAATTAGATGGATGTTACTCCCTTTGTGGCTCGTTGTATTTATTGTGTATTTACCAATATGGTATCTGCAAATGAGTTGGTACTATTTTAGCTTTCAAGACTATACAGAAAGCTATTTTAGGCTCTTGGATAGATTAATGGACACTTTAAAATAAATACAGATATGAACAGAATACAGAAATTAGAAGCTGAAATACAGAAGCTAAAGAAACAGGAAGCCGATAAAAAAAAGGCAAAATATCAATATCTCGTTGGAAAGTGTATTCACATGGCGCATACTTCTTACGAAAAAATCACAGCGATAGTTAGGGTAAATACTGATGAAATCGGTGATGAAGTGGTATATGATTGTATACATGTATATTTTGACAACAGAGAAGATGTAAGTAATAGTGATTCAAGCATCCAACTTGCATCTTACGATGGTGAATACGTAGAACGAATTGAGAAAAATATCATAAGTCAAGAAGTTTTTGACAAGGCTATGGATGATTGCATTGCGCATATCAAAAGAATGTCTATTAACGTATAACAATACAAACTTGAACCTAATGCTGTATAGGTAAGCGTAGTAAATTATGAAATATGGAATTTTAGATTTGATAGACGAGTCCCTAAGTGAACTTTCAAACAGAGAACAACGAAATCTACTCAAAGAATTGTCAAGTGAAATAGATTCACGACTTCAAGATGTCGGTGAAGAAAAGGACGATAAAGACGAATTCGAAGAAGAGTAACAACATTGCCATACGGCAGTTGAATGTCTGCCGTATGGCTCAAAACAATACAAATATGAAGCATTATCACGAAGAAGAAATCCCCATAGAGGAAGACTTTAACCGGTGGAATGAAAAAGAAAGAGCAGTATAACTAATAACCTAACAATAACGATTCTACTTATTGTGCCCCGGAGCATAATATCTCGCAGACTTACTGCCTGTCACTTTCTTTATTTGTCCTGGAGGAATTGTTTTATCCTTATGTGGGTGAACCCTCACCGACATACATGAAGTAATGTTAAGGCATAATGATATGCAGAATAACGTAAGTAGTAATTTGGTTTTCATATAATCTATTTTTTAATTAAACAAGTAGCAACAAAAAAAGTTTGGAACAAAAAACATGAAAAAGAAAATTTAAATTAATAAAGAAATGAATGAAAGCAAAACAATTTATGATGCCTTCTTTGGCCACTACATAGGTAAAAAGGCGTCATTGACTGATGATGGTTATTATCATTGTGTGGATTATATAAATGGTCGTTTCTACATAGGAATATTGAGACATGTAACCTATAGCGAGAGAGGAATAGTTCTTCATCTTGATAATAATGAGATAACTGTATCAAGCACAACAAAAATAAGTATAATTGAATAATTTAAGAAAGAAAGGAATATTTATGAAGACAAAATTAATTCTGGGGATACCCCCCCAGAATTAAATTAGTTTAATAATCCCTATTCTTTTCGACGTAAAGAAATTAGCACATTCAGAATTTGAAAAGCTAAATAGGGATTTACGACTTCTATTTTATAAACAATGATGATTAAAAGTAGGATACTCAACTTATTTGCATAGGTGCAACAAGTGTGAACATGTGATTATGGAAAGTGAATAGAACGTGATTAATAGATAGTAGATTGTTTTGTTAGGTATAATCATTTGTTAGTAGAATCAGTTATAAATTCATGAAAAAGAGAGCTAATAGTCTGCATTACAATATCTTTTTCTGTATCATATCCAGATATAGGAAGATCAAGGGCAATGATGTTATTAAAAATATCGAATTTTTTTAATAAAGAAATTGTTTTGAGAGTTGATTGTGAACTCATTGAATTGAATAGTATAACTGTTAACTCATCTGAGGATAATTGCGCTCTAAATATTTTAGAATAGTCATTGGGGTATTTAAAGTTTTGTATTGAGTCCAACAGATAATATATGTTTCTGTGGTATTGTCCTAAATACTGCCCATATTGCCCATATAAATAATCTCCGATATTTCTTATGAACGTATAGAGCTGTTGGTATCTTTTTTCTGTACATATCCTGTTACATATTGAAGCCGTAATTATACGATACATATCATGAAGTTTACTTGTCATTATTATATCCTTTATTTCGTATATAGTATCATAATAATATTGGGGATCTCTATTTCTCAATAATGCATTTAATTCTGTAGTTGAATGGACTCCGAATTTAGTGTATATCTCCTGAAATACTCGCTCGTCTAACTTACCGATTTGTGTTAATTCTGATGGGAATTCTTCTCCATCTTTTATAAAATGATATATTACATAAGCATGGAATAATGAACGCGCTTCATGTGCGTATGCTTTGAATGCTTCAATTCCTGTTTTCTCAACTTGGTGATCAGTATATTTGTTGATGTCGACTTGATGTTGATATAGTCTTAACAAGTTATAAAATGTTGATCTTTCATTGTCAATTTGTCTATTTATTTGTGAGTCTTTTATTGTATAGAGTACTCCAATAAAAGCAAGTAATCCTGTAATTGAGCCTAAATAACTACCGAAATCAGCAAAATCATTGTGATTATGTGATAGTCCGTGATGAAATCTATATACATATACTGATATTAGTATTAGAGTAAAAATGACTGTTGCAATTAATGCGCATTTTATTATGTCTATCTGCGATCTTTTCATATTATTTGATTTTATACTTTATACAGTTACAAATGTAGTGTATTCTATTTTGAAGTTAATACTTTTTTGAGTTTTTTACCAATAATATGTTGAATTTGGATGTACGAGAGTTGATATATCCTTTATTTTTTGTGATGATGAAGATAATTGTAACCGGCAGTGCAGGCTTTATAGGCAAAGCGCTCTGCCAAGAATTGAGAAAACGTGCTGTTGAAGTAATCGAGATTGACCGGTCGACCGGGCAAGAAGCATCAGCCATCGGCGAGTACTTGAAAGATGGGGATGTGGTGTGTGTCTTCCACCTGGCAGCGCAAACCAGCGTATTCAATGATGATTTAGCGCAGATCCGGAAAGATAACATTGATACGTTTATGATAGTCGCTGATGAGTGTGAGCGATATCATGTGAAACTTGTATATACAAGCTCTTCGACAGCTAATCCGTGTAACACCACTTCGATGTACGGGATAAGCAAGTATTTCGACGAGCAATACGCATCTATCTATTGTAAGAATGCAACTGGTGTTCGGCTTCATAATGTGTATGGTCCGAGCCCTCGTAATAGAACTCTTCTCTGGTATCTCTTGAATCGGGATAAAGTGGAGCTGTACAATTACGGCCAGAACATCCGTTGCTTTACTTACATAGATGATGTGATTGAAGGGCTTATCTATGCCGTTGGTTGCAATAAGCCTTTGATTAACATAGCGAATGTCGAACCGGTTACGGTATTGCATTTTGCCAATCTTGTAAAATACTACAAAACCATTGATATTGAGCTTGTTGGAGAAAAACGCGAATTTGACAATTTGGAGCAACAGGTGAATCAGGGTATCTATTTAGTACCTTTGTCCTATATGCCAGTTGAGAGAGGCATAGAAAAGGTGTTCGCCAGGCGGAGAAAGGAAGATCCTCAAAAAAATGCGGAGGCGGAGAGATAGAAAAGTTCTGTAAATGAAAAGCCTTTCATAATTATTCCTACAGGTTGAGTAGCTTTGATTAGTTCTCTCTCTGTAGGAATTTATAATATATGTAGCTATGAGTGAAGAGAAAGCATTAACATTGAAACAAGAGAAGTTCTGTCATTATTACGTTGACACAGACGGCAATGCAAGTGAGGCGTATCGTATGGCTTATGATACTTTGAACATGAAACCTGAAACGATTTGGAGTGCTGCAAGCAGGCTCCTTAAAAATAGCAAGGTTAGTGCAAGGATAAATGAAATAAGGGATAAGAGGGCGAAAGAGTCTGAGGTTGAGCGTAAAACAGTCGAGAAGGTGTTAATGGATATTGTTCTCGCAGACCCTGATGATTTGCATTATATAGACCCGAAGACTGGAAAGGCTAAGCTGAGAAGTCCATCCCAGCTTTCAAAGCGTGCTCGTAATGCATTGAAGAAGATACAGAACAAACGGGGAGAGGTTACTTATGAATATCATGGTAAAACTGAGGCGGCCCGGTTACTTGGTGCTTGGAACGGATGGGACGCGCCTACTAAGATAGACCTTACCAATAGTGGAGGAAAATCCGGTGAGCTTCGTATTGGGTTCGATGATGATAGCATATCAGAATTATAGGACAATAAAATAGATGATTTCGGGTGTTTTCTCACCTGTGGATTCCGACTTATAGAACAATATAGAATGATCGTAAATTATAAAAAACTCAATCCTAACGGCTTTTATCTGCTGAAGTACTTGCAAGATGCGACATTGCGTTTCATCATCTTGTATGGCGGTTCTTCGTCCGGAAAGTCCTATAGTGTTGCTCAGACAATACTTATACAGACTTTACAGGACGGTGAGAACACTTTAGTCATGCGTAAGGTTGGAGCTTCTATACAGAAAACCATCTATGAGGACTATAAAGTAGCAGCTAAAGGATTGGGAATTGATCATCTCTTCAAGTTCCAGCAGAACACAATTAAGTGTTTGTACAATGGTGCAAAGATTGACTTCTCCGGTCTTGATGATCCAGAGAAGATAAAGGGTATATCCAACTATAAACGTGTACACCTTGAGGAATTATCCGAATTTGATGAACCGGATTTAAAGCAGATACGTAAGCGCCTACGTGGAAAAGTCGGCCAGCAAATTATCTGTACTTTCAATCCTGTTAGTGAAACGTGTTGGATAAAGAAGAAGCTGTTTGACACAGAGAAGTGGCATGATGTCTCTATGACTGTGGAAATTGCCGGGAAAGCATTGCCGGAGGAATTGACAAAAGTAAAATCCATCCGGATGAACTCTACGAAGTCGATTTTGAATCCGAGGACCAGGCAGATAGAAGAACATGCACCGGACATGGTGGTTATCCAATCCACCTACCTGAATAACTTCTGGGTTGTTGGCAGCCCGGACGGAACTTATGGATATTATGATGAACAATGTATTGCCGATTTTGAGAAAGACCGTCTGAATGATCCGGATTATTACAATGTATATGCTCTGGGCGAGTGGGGCGTCATTCGTACCGGTAGCGAGTTCTTTGGTTCATTTCATAGAGGTAGGCATTCCGGCGAGCATCCATATATACCAGACCTCCCCATCCATATATCAGTCGATAATAATGTACTTCCATACATCAGCGTATCGTATTGGCAGGTGGACTTATCCACTGGCATTAAGATATGGCAGTTCCATGAGACGTGTGCTGAAAGTCCGAATAACACAGTTAAGAAGTCCTCTAAGCTCGTTGGCAAATACTTGAAAGATATCGGCTACTGTGATAAGATCTACCTGCATGGGGATGCTTCGACGAAAGCGGCCAACAGCATTGATGATGAGAAACGTTCCTGGATGGACTTGTTCATAGACACTTTGCAGAAAGAAGGTTTTGAGATTGAAGATAAGGTAGGTAACAAGAATCCAAGTGTAGCGATGACTGGTGAGTTTATCAATGCTATCTTTGACGAAATTGTGCCGGGCATCGAGATAGGTATTGATGAGAGCTGTACCGTTTCTATTGAAGATTATATGAGTGTGCAGAAAGACGCTAACGGTGCCATTCTCAAAACTAAGGTCAAGAATAAGACTACAATGCAGACCTATGAAGAACATGGCCACCTTTCAGATACGTTCCGTTATGTAGTGACAGACTTATGTCATGAAGACTACATCGCTTTCAGCAACCGGCGAAAGAGAAATCTCTACGGCAACAAGGGTGCTTTCTCGTACTTCAACCCAGACACTGAACATGAATATAGCAATAAGATTGTCTATGTCATGCCGAATGTCAACGGTCACTTCTTGCTTGTTCAGGCGTTCAAATGTGGAGAAAAGTGGCATCTGGTAGATGTCGTTTATCGGCAGACGTCTTCTATGGATGAAATCAAGTCTTCAATAAAAGACCATCAAGCAATCCCTTACATCGTGGAATGTTCAAATGCTTACTTCCCAATGGTCAGAGAGCTTCGTGAAACGCTTCCTGATGTGAGGGTTGCTAAAGAATTCCCAGATGTGGATAAGCGTATTGCTGCTACCTCCGATTATATTAGAGAATACTTCCTGCTATCCGAAAGCAAGCTTGAGGAATCTGAAGACTATTGTTGCTTTCTGAATAGCCTGTTAGACTATAATATTGATAGTGAAAACAAAGAAGCAAACATTGCTTTGAGTGGTTTGGCGTACTATATCATAAAATACCTCTCTTAAAAATGCCCTGTGTAACGGATTGATAATTAGTAATATATATATTATTATGTTCCTAATTGCATGTGTCAAGATGTTTTAATTCAGAAAAGCTGTATACTCTTCTATCTATATTTGCTTCAAAAGATAATCAGATGAGTTGGAACCTTTTTAAAAAGAAATCAGAGGATGATTTGAAAAATACTGCGGATAAAGAAAAAAAAATCCAGCCACAAGATACAGCTGTTCCTTCTGGAGCTGTTGCCGGAGAATTTGTGGCTGAGGAACTTTTTGTTAATCCTTTTGTTTGTAGCCGCAATTTTCTTGAACTGTTCAACACTGTTCCAGAGGTGTTTTTCCCTATTGATTATATAGCTTCCCGGATAGCAGGTGCCAAATTTGTACTTAAGAAAGCCAAAGATGATAGTATTGTTTGGAATAATGAAAAGGTCAATCATATCTTGAATAAGCCTAATTGTTTGTTTAGCTGGAAGGAAACTGTTTACTCTCATCATGTATACAAATTGTGTGTTGGCGATAGCTTTTTCAGAGCGGCTGTTCCGGAATCTTTCTCGAAAATCAAGAACCTGTGGCAATGGTGTTCCAATTATTGGGTATTGCCTGCTGATAAGGTAGAGATTGTTCCTGTACGTAATAATATTCCATTGTTTGGCATTGCTGAGATTGAAGAAATTGTAGATTACTATAATTTGAGTTTTGGCTTCTGCGCTGGTATTCATATTCCATCTAAACAGATATTACATGATCGTGAGGGCATTCCTAATTTATACCCGGGAGTGAGTTTCTTGCGTGGAACCAGTAGGCTAAAGTCTCAGCTAAAGCCTATAAGCAACCTTATTGCAGTTTATGATGCCAGAAACGTGATATATGTTAAACGTGGAGGTCTGGGGTGGCTGATTTCTGCCAAAAAGGATGAAACAGGTACAATTGCAATGACTCCTGATGAGAAAAAAGAGATTTTGAAAGAGCATAACAAAACCTATGGAGTGGGAAAGGGGCAGTTTCCTTTTGGAATTTCAAATATTCCTTTGGATTTTCTTCGTACCAATTTGTCTATTCAAGAGTTACAGCCCTTTGAAGAGACATTAGCTGATGCAATTAGTATTGCCGGTGCTTTCGGTGTACCGGCCGAGCTTGTACCTCGTAAAGATCGCTCCACATTTAATAATCAGAAAACAGTTGAGAAGAACGTGTATAGCTCTATAATCATACCTATGTGTAGCCAGTTCTGCAAAGATATCACTGAATTCTTGGGACTTGAATCCGATGGGCTTTATATCGACTGTGATTTCAGTCATGTCGATTGTCTGCAAGAAGGAAAGAAAGAGGCAGAAACGGTTAACACAAGTATCTCTAAGAGGTGTCGTGAAGAATTCCTTTCCGGTATTATCTGTTTGAATGACTGGAGAGCACAAATAGGAGAAAGTAAGGTTGAAATCCCGCTGTATAGTAAACTCATATACGAGATGTCACCTGACGAAATAGAGAAAGTTAAAACGATGTTGAACTTAACAACAAAAAGTGTAGATGGAGAATTACAAAAACCTTCTGTGCAAAACGAAGGCAAATGATGTTGATGAAAAAGGTGTTGTTACAGTAGCTGTTAATGGCATTGGTGTTAAGGATTCACAGGATGATATTTCAATGCCTGGTTCTTTCAATAAAACATTGAAAGAGAATTTTAATCGTATGCGTTGGTTCTTAAACCATAGAACTGACCAACTCTTAGGTGTTCCTCTTTCTGGTGAAGAAAAGGAAAATAATCTTGTGATGGTCGGGCAGATTAATCTCAAAAAACAGATGGGGCGCGACACTTTGGAAGATTACAAACTGTATGCTGAGAATGGTAGAACTCTTGAACATTCTATCGGTGTCAAAGCGATAAAGCGTGATGAGGCAGATCGAAGAAAAGTAAAAGAATGGTTCATGGGAGAATATTCGACTTTGACCGCATGGGGGAGTAATCCTCAAACGTTTCTGGTTGATATTAAGTCTGCCACGAATGAGCAGGTAAAAGATGCTATAGAGTTTATCCGGAAGTCCTTCCATTTCAGGTATTCTGACGAACGTTTAAATGCTTATGATATGCAACTGAATTTAATGCTAAAAGCACTTAGTGGTGCTCCTATAGTAACTTGTCCACATTGTGGCTATGAGTTTAACTATGATGATGTTCCAGAAGTAACTTATTCTCAGCAGGTATTAGAGCTTGCTGCACAATATCACCGATGGATTACAGAGGATATTGTCCGTGAGGAAATGAATAAGCTCACCCCGCAAATCCGGGAACAGGTTATTGCCATTCTTGACACACAGAAAATGCTGGATGTTAAGTCTATGGATAATATTTCGAATTATGTACGTTGCCCTCATTGTTGGGCAAGAGTCTATAAAAGTAATGCAGTTATCAAAGATGAGTCAACAGATACTTCACCTAAAGGTGGCAATGAGCCGTTGAATGACACTCAGACCCCACCAGCAGGAGCCAATGAAGTAACTGTTGATACAGGGAAAGCCGCTGATACCAGCACTTTCTTCCATACTCTGAATGATTGCTTTGTCGAACTATAAATTGAAAAAAAATTATGTCTTTAAAGAAATTTACTGTATCAGATTTTAATCTGAAAACTGACCATCTGCCGACTGAGCAGAAGTCGTTCATGGAAAACATCGCTGGTATGATGTGTGATGTCATGAACAAATCTCTTGAGGGTATGCTTTCCCCCAGTGAAGTGACTGAAAAGTTCGCCGAAGTCAACAATCTGTTGAAAGCTTACGATGGTGAAAAGTTCACTCAGCTTATCAAGGACAACGAAATCCTCGTTGAACAGGTCAAGAATTTGGGTGAAAGCATCGAGAAGATGAAACAGAAAGGCTTATCAATGGAGACTATCAACAAATTCGATGAAAAATTGAATGAGATGTTAGACTCTGAAAAATTTGCTGATTTTGTTTCCGGCAAGACGCGCAAATCCGGTTCTTTTGATGGTTTCTCTTTGAAAGATGTTGTGTCTATGACCGACAATTATACCGGTGAATTGTTGATTACCCAACAGCAAAAGCGCGTAGTTAGCCAGGTTTCAAATAAACCGTTGCATATGCGCGACGTGCTTACTACTTTGCAGGGTGATCCGGCATTCCCTCAGTTGGCTTATGCCCAAGTGTATGATTTTGACCGTAACGCCAGGTATGTTACCGAGAATGGTAGATTGCCTGAATCGAGCATTAAGGTTAAGGAGCAACAGACTGGCACTAAACGTTTGGGTACACATATCCGCATTTCCAGACGTATGCTCAAGAGCCGTGTTTATATCCGCTCTTATATCCTGAATATGCTTCCTGAAGCTGTATGGATGGCGGAAGACTGGAACATCCTGTTCGGTGACGGCAATGGTGAAAATCTGCTTGGTATTGTTAATCATACAGGGGTTACTTCTGTAGAGGCCATCATCAGTGATGCTATTATTACAGGCTCTGCCGGCTCTGTCAAGGCTGTGTCAGGACAAAATGATAACAAGGATACTGTCATTGAGTTTGCCAATCCGCAAGACTTGATTATTGATGGTATGACAATCACGTTTGCCAAGGCAGCTGTGAATACCGATCTTAGTACTGCACACCCTCTCGTAAAGATAAACGACCGTCAAATTCTCATTGAGGGCGTCGCATACAAAGGTGCAGAGACTGCTCTTGCAGAAATGACATTTACCGTTAATAATGCTGCGTTCAAAAACATCGAAGAGCCGAACTCTGAGGATGTAGTGAAAACGGCTTTCGCTGTAATGACATACGCACAGTATTATCCGAACGCCATAGTTTTGAATCCGATCACAGTCAATGCTATCGAATCTGAAAAAGACACTACTGGGCGAAACTTGGGTATTGTTTCAATGCGAAACGGTATGAAATACATTGCTGGACGTCCTGTCATTGAATATCAGGGTATCATGCCTGGAAAATATTTGCTTGGAGACTTTAATCAGGCTTCAAACTTGGTTGATTATTCTTCATTGACTCTTGAATGGGCCGAAGATGTTGACACCAAGTTGTGTAACGAAGTTGTTTTGATTGCGCAAGAAGAAGTAATCTTCCCGGTTTACATGCCTTGGGCTTATGCTTACGGTAATCTTGCCTCTTTGAAAACTGCGATCACTAAGGCTAAATCGTAAAATATGAAATACATTCTTGATGGAAACGAAAAGGATGTTACCAATGTGATTAAAGAACAACGCATTCGTATAGGTAGGGGATTGATTGCATTCACCCCTATCTCCGAATGTGGGTTTATCACTGAGGAAGACGCCCGTAAAGCGATGGATGAAAAGCTAACTGAACTTGCTACATTCGTTGAAGAGAATGAGGGCTTGAAATCGCAGCTCTCAGGCTTTGAGCTGAGCATGAAAGAGAAGGATGCTCTCATTGCTTCTTTAACTACTGAACGCGATGGTTTGCAGGCCCGTATTTCGGAACTTGAAGCTGTTGCAGATAAAAAAGAGTTGCCTACAGGTGACTCGAAGGAACTTCCGGCTGAAGACTCTAAGACACTTGAAACGTCTGACGATAAAACGATCAACGTAGAAGAGAAAAAGAGAGGGCGTCCGGCTACTCGTAAAACTGAATAACGATGCTAATTGATGTTTCATATTTCCTTGCCGGGCCGCGACATATTGCTAATGCGACATTGGCAGAACTTCCTTCACAAGATTCCATTGCTGTGAATGATACGATAGTGGCGTATATAAAGGAGTTCCAACCTCTTTTTCTGTCAAGCATGTTGGGGAATAAACTCTCCAAAGAGGTAACAGACTATCTTGAATTGCTGGAACAGGAGAATGCCGAAGCCGAGGAAGACAGTGAGGAAGAAACTATTGTCGCAGCGGGTGAGGAAGAATCAAAGTATGAATCATTATGCAAGCTGCTACGCGAACCGTTCGCTAACTATGTGTTCTTCTATATCCTGCGTGATGCCAATACCCAGGCTACCATTAAAGGACTTGTACGACTAAAGTGTGATAACACCTATGTCTCACCGATCCAACGGCAAGTAAGTACCTGGAATGACATGGTAAAGAAGAACCGTGAGTTTGTGAAGTGGGCATCTTCGAAGCAATGTCCTTTCACGGTAAGTATCGACAGCAATTTGTTAACTCCGATCAATACTTTCAACTTATGACAAATACTGATATCATAGACATATTTGCCGATGTGGTAAAGAAAATCCCGGAAGAACTTGAGGTTATCTACACTGATAGTAAAGGTACCCGGAAGGTTATTAAGAACCTGCCAATAAATTTTGTATTCGGAAGCGGTCAGTATGTTAAGGACGTACTGGATACCGCCACTAAATCGGATAAGACATCACTTTCAAAGTTTCCTCTCATAGCGCTGTTCTGTCCGATCACTGAGGAAAGGAATAGCATGGATTACTTTGCAAAGGCCAAGGTGTCGTTGATAATAGCTTGTTCCTCTAACAATGAGTGGAGTAATGAGAAACGTCATGAAACGTCATTCAAGAATATTCTTCGTCCGATTTATGACCGATTTATTGAAGTTCTCCAGGATGATGACAGATTCGATTGGGGGTATGGTAAAGTGAATCATGGTTATTCAGAAAACTATTCGTATGGCAGATATGGAGCCTACACCGAGAAGGGCGATGCCCTTAGTGAGACTATAGACGCCATCAATATCAAAAGTATGGAAATTACTATTAACAATCCAAATTGTAGATAAAATGAGAAATATTAGAACTTGTGAGAGCTCGTTGCTTAATACTGGCGGCTCTACGTGTCAGATTGATTGGGGTAGGATTAAAGGCTGCATCATTGTTGAGAAAGGCCAGAAGCTACCTGCTGAACTTACGAAGGAAACACTTGAAGAGTTGTGCCATGCCGACCGCCCGGGTAGGGTATATCCGATTCCTTCCTTTGTCGAATATGCTAAAAACGGCGGTGAACCTCAGGTTAATGCTGTAGGTTATGGCCCAAGCCAATACAATGGAATGAGTGCTGAGACGGAAACATTCACTTTGCCTAAGTTTGACGAAACGCTTAATGCTAAACTGTTGCAGGCTGCCACCAAAGAGTGGGATGTCTATTTCTACGACGATAAATTCTTGTACGGCTACAATGATGGTACTGATATACTCGCTGGTATGTCGATGTCAACGATTTATCCTACTGCAACTCCCTTCTCCACCAGCTCCTCAAAATCCACTATGACAGTCAGCTTCTGTCATGCCGATATTGAGGATTTGTTGACGCACATTGATTTCGTCAAGCTAAATTTCAATATCAAGAATGGACTCAAAGGCTTGACAGAAGTTTCACTTGTGAGCAAAGAAGCCAACAAGTACAAGTTGATCGAGAAAATCGGCGGGTATGACCTTACTCCTTTGCACGGTGAAGCAATAGCAAAGGCCGCTGCCGAAGTTTTGAACGGTGCTACGTCTGCTACTTATGCAGATGGAATTCTTACGGTGGTGCCAGCCGGTGACGGAGGCACTGTCTCCCTTAAAGCACCTTCAGTATTGTATGAGAATGGTATCAAATACATTGAGGGGGTATCTGCATGATTATTGAAGGTGTGACTTTTATTGAGCCGGCAGTAAAGGCTATGAAGAAGTCCGACTTCATTAATAAGCATATGCCGGTGATTTGGCAGGACCGCCCGGAGGATGATCGTAAGAAAATGCTTTCTGATGTATACGATTTGATAAAGAAGGGAAAGGTCAAGGAAGAAAATGAGTGATGAACGAGGGGGATGAGGGATTTTTCGCATCCCCCTTTTCTTTTAAAAGTATGGCCAGTATAGATGAAGTATATGAAGTGATCCATAAGATTAATACCGGTATCAAACGGGAATGCCTTGCGTGTATGGAGGATAATAGTAATGTGATTGAATCTCTTATACGTGAGCAACTTTACAGTGGTATGAACGGAAAAGAACGTTTGCTTCGTCCGGATTATGATAATGATCCGTATTTCAATGAACCGGGACCCTGGTTCCACCGGGCGAAGAGTTATAAGAAGTGGAAGAATGATATTACTCCACCAATTGAGTCAGAGGTTTTATTCCTACCACCGCGTCCGGTTGAAGTTCCCAACTTGTACATAACTGGTAAGTTCCATGATAGCATACAGGCCCGGTTATCCGGTGAGGTCATGGAGATAAAGACTATTGGTTTCAACGAAGGCCCGGACATTGAGAAGAAGTACGGTAGTGAAATCTTTGAGCTTGGTGATACTGCAAAGAAATACTTCTCTGAGCGTATTCTTCGCCCCTGGCTGGAAAAGTTTATATCAAATAGTGGTTACAGATGAGTTGCAGTTGTGATAACAAGCAGATAATGTGCGAGTATGCTCATGTGAGCGAACTTGCACGAAAGGCTGCCATATTGGAACAGTGCATCTATGTTGTGTATAGAAGACAGGATGGTACGTATGGCTTCGATAAGGCAGGTAGTGAGATAGATGGTGAAATTGTCGAATTTAGACATTATTTGTGATGGGAGAATTTGGAATAAGTGGTTTAATAAAAGAGGGTGAACTTGAAAAGCTTGAGCAATGTGATGCCAAGTTGATTAAGATAAAGAATACTTATGTCGATGTGGCAAAAGAGCTTGCCAAGGGCATGAAAATGGAAATAGAGACTCCTAAAGAGCTTGATAAGTTGTTTGCATTATATTCGGCTCAGGTTGCGACTGCAGAGAAAACGAACACCGAATTTAATGTGACCCTTGACAAACAAAAGAAAGTGCTTCAGGAGGTTGCAGATAATTTGCAAAAGCAAGCTTCAGCAAGTGATTTATCTGCCAAAGATATGAAGCAACTTGCTGATGTTAATGCAAAGAATGCCGCTGCGCTGGAAAAGGTTGCAAAAGCTGAGTTGGCCGCTACAAAGGCGCAGAACTCTGGTAATAGCACAAGAAGAAATGCCAATATAAGCGAGGAGGAAAGGCTTCGTATAATTAAGGATGCCATTACTCTTACTAATCGTGAGGTGCACAGTATTAGAGAGGCTGAGACAGCCAATAAACAATTAAGGCAAGCGGTAAAGTTACTTCGTGATACGGATGCTGACTATATTACGATATTGGCACGGCTAAATTCTACGATAGATACCAACTCCAATTATTCCAAGAAGAACTCTGATGCACAAACACGGCAGAAATTGACTGTTGGTGCATATCGTGAGGAGGTGAAACTTGCAATTCTTGAAATCGAAAAAGGAAATAACAGGCTACAGAATTTCGGAACTATTGCAAGTAATGCAGGTAAAGCACTCAGTTCTCAGTTGTCTCCTGGTTTGAATAAGGTGCACGATGGGATGAAAAACATTGTTGCCGGGTATGTTGGCGGACAAGCTGTTATCAATGGCATAGTTACTTTGTTCACAAAATTACGTGAAGGGGTTGGCAGTATTGTTGAGTTTGAGTTTGCTAATAGCCGCTTAGCAGCGATTTTGGGAACTACCTCTGACAACATCAAGGAATTGACAGCAGATGCAAAACGTCTGGGAGCCATGACAAAGTACACGGCATCTGAGGCAACAGAATTACAAATAGAGTTGGCTAAACTTGGTTTTACCCGAAAGGAAGTTCTACAAGCCACTGAGTCTGTTTTACGTTTTGCCCAAGCAACTGGTGCTGAATTGGGTGAAGCGGCCGCTTTGTCTGGTGCAGCATTGAGAATGTTTGATGCTGATACAAGAGAGACTGAACGGTATGTCTCAGCTATGGCAGTAGCGACTACAAAAAGTGCTTTATCATTCAATTATCTTGCTACCGCCTTACCAATTGTAGGACCTGTAGCGAAATCATTTAATTTCACAATAGAAGATACTCTTGCTTTGCTTGGAAAGTTGGCTGATGCTGGTTTTGATGCTTCAATGTCTGCTACTGCAACGAGAAATATTCTATTGAATCTTGCTGACGGTTCTGGAAAACTCGCTTTGGCATTGGGTAAACCTGTGAAGACTTTGCCGGATCTTGTAGATGGATTGAAAACATTGCGTGATAGGGGAGTAGATTTGAATACTACTCTTGAATTGACAGATAAACGTAGTGTTTCAGCTTTTAATGCCTTCCTTACATCGGCAGATAAACTTGTTCCTTTGAGAGAGCAGATAACCGGTGTTGATGAAGAACTTGCTGGTATGGCCCATACTATGGAAGATAATGTCAAGGGTTCAATAGCTTCTCTGTCTTCTGCATGGGAGGCTTTGATGTTGACATTCTCTAATTCCAAAGGAACGATGAAGAGCGTGCTTGACTTCTTAGCGCGTGGAGTTCGTAATATTGCTGATGATTTTAAATCCCTTGAAGATAAAGAGACTGAAGCTATGCAGGAAGCTCTAAGAGGTCAGCGTGAAATAGCTTCTGAATTTAAAATTGAAGAACGTTATATCAATGAAATAAAAGAAGCATGGCAAGGCTATATGGATGGCGGTATGGATTCTCAGGAAGCATTTAAGAAGGCTGTTGAGGAGAAAAAGGAGTATCTTAATTCTGAGATTAAGAAATACTCTGAGGTGGCTGATGAGGCAGAACTATCATACCGGAAAGTAACTGATGCAATGCAAAAGAGTAATATGTTTACACGTGCTCAAACAGGAACTTCAATGTCGACTTATAATAAGCAACGTAATTTTCAATTTGGACTCTGGACTGAAGCGGAGAAGAATGCAGAAAAATATAGGTATGTCCTTGAAAATGTAGATGCTTATGAAAGCGATTATGTAAAGGAGCATACAGAAAAAGTAGAAACGACCAAAGTCCTGACAGAAAAAGAAAAGCGTGAATTAGAGAAGGCTGTTGCTGAAAAGAGAAAGATCCAAGAGTCTTATCAGGATTCCATACTTGCTTTGATGAATGAGGGCTTAGATAAAGAATTGAAAAAGATTGGTCTTGAATATTCAAAAAAGATTGCCGCAGTTAAAGGATATAGTAAAGAGGAAATAGCCACCCGTGAGAACCTGGCTAAAGAGATGCAAAATGCGGTAAATCGCTTTACGATCCAATATAATACAAATCGAGAGAAACAGGACATTGCCAACGCTTTGGAAGTGGTACAGAAAGGCTCCCAAGAAGAATTGGTGTTGAAGCTCCGACAACTTGATATGCAACGTGAGGCTGAAATTGATGCAGCGGAAAAAACTGGTGAAGATGTCTTCGCCATAGACCAGAAGTTTGCCAGTAAGAAGCAACAGATACTTGAAGAGAATGCAGCTTATCAAGTACAACTCATTGCAGAAAATGCGGCTGCCGAACATATTGTTCGTGACCAGCAGTATCAAACTGATATGCTTGCTTTAAAGAAGCAGTTGGCGGAACGGCAAATAACGCAGAAGGAATTTGCCGAACGAGAATATCTACTTACTTTGGATTATGTTCAGAAAACCAATGAGGCGGCTATTGATGCTTTGGAACTGGAACTTCAGGCTGATAATCTCAGTGCTGAGGACAGGAAAAAGATTGCTGAGGAACTCCAAAGGTTAAAGGCGGAATTTGCTCAGAAAGAGGCTGAGGTTGAGATTTCAGCGATAGAGAAAGTGGCTAAAGCTGATGACAAGGCACATAAAGATAGAATGCGTAGCCTGCAAAATTGGTTACAGACAGCTCAACAGGCTATCGGTAGCATCGGCGACCTTGTTGCTACTGTTTATGATAGTCAGATAACCAAAATAGAAGACGAACAGGACGCTAATGATGAAGCCTATGATCGTGATATTGAACGTATCGAGAAACAAGTGGAATATGGCGTTCTCTCCGAGGAAGAAGCGGAAATAAGGAAACGTGCTGCAAAGGAAAAGACTGAGGCTAAGAATCGTGAATTGGAGAAGAAAAAACAGGATCTTGCCAGAAAGCAGGCAATTTGGGATAAGGCTACAAGTATTGCACAAGCTGGTATCGCCACAGCGTTAGCGATTACTAAATCACTGCCTAATTTTGTACTGGCAGCCATTGTTGGGGCTATGGGGGCTATACAGGTAGCTACTATTGCCGCTACTCCTATACCATCATACGCAGAGGGTACGAAAAATAGTGCTCATCCTGGAGGAAAAGCCCTGGTAGGTGATGCCGGCAAACGTGAAGTTGTTATGTATAAGGGGATGGCATGGGTTACTCCTGATACACCTATGCTTGTAGATCTTCCGAAAGGTGCTCAGGTCTTTCCTGATGTCGATGATTTCGGTTCCCTTGACTGGCAGAATAATGGTTTTGCTCCGATGTTCTCCTTCCTTCGTAGTAATGAAAAGGGTGGGGCTGCCACCACTGTTTATAACGACTATTCCGGTCTTGAACGCCGGATGGATATGACGAATAACTTGTTGGTACAGTCAATCAAACAGCGTAGGAGAGAGGCTTATAAAAGAGAATTTGACTTATACATATTGAGAAATTCATGAAAACAAGATTGAATGAAATATCATTAGCGCAGTTTATAGAACTGCTGTGTGGCAATTACTGTTTGCTATTAGATGATGGTGATCAAGTAAACAAAGAAGAGCTTGAAAGATGCGCTCATTCTCTTATCGCATCATATCGCTTTATTGCCGATAAATCAGGAATGAGAGCTTTTATTGCGAAAAAAGAAGAAGCGATAAAATGTAAAATGAAAGTCTTCTTTCTCCGGATATGTACCACTCTTGTTATGCAACAGGCGTATGAGGATATACGTTCCTTACTTGCCATGATTGATGAGGATGTTTCCGGTGTGAGCGATGACAACCTCAAAGATAGAGTTGCTGATTTGCTGAGATATGCTACCTTTGAACAGCATCGTAATGAGGAAGTAAATGCAGATCCGGAGAAAACTAAAGAGAAGTCTTCGCCAGATGATATACGTTCTTATTATGACTCAGAAATTGCATTTATTATGACATACATCAAAATGCACATTGATATGCATCAGATTAATGCTGCTGTGTATGCCAATATTGTAAACCAGGTGAATGTTGACATAATGAATAAGAGGGGAACATTTAGATAGCATAAATATTTTTTTTAATGCTATCGGACTTTTGATGAACTCATTAGTAATTCTTTTTACGAACTACTAATGAGTTTTCTTATGCAAAAAACAAGCATTAAATGCGGCATTGACCATTTAGGTTATTGCAAGCTGTTACAAAAACTAAACTCTATTGAGAGTAAATGTAATCGGATAATTCTTGATTTGTCCGAAGTAAAGGACCTTGTTTCCTCCAAACCTTCTGTTGATAGACTCATAGAGTCTTTGGAGCAGTCTGCCAATGATTTATACGAGCAGAGTGTCAGACAGCGAGAATTTGTAGAACAAAGCATGGCTGGTGAAGTTACCATGCGCATTGTGAGGAGGAATGAATATGGACTTTGAGAAGGAAATTGCTTTGATCTATCCCTGGATCGTAAAGGTTGCAAGAAAGTATTGTTGGTCTACACAAGATGCCGAGGATCTTGCAAATGATACAGTTTATAAAGCCTTGCTGAACAAAGACAAGTTCGAGAGTGGCAGACCATTGAAACCCTGGTGCGAAGTGATTATGCAAAATACTTATATAACCAGCTATAACCGAAAGTCCATCATTCGCTTTGTTGACTATGATGATGTTTGTCAAGTTGTGTCTCTACGCTTAGCATCAGAAAGGGCTTTATTCCATGAAATCTTATCGGTAATTCGGCAATGTGCGTTTAAATCATGCTGTATAGAGTGTGTCTTATTATATGCTAAGGGTTATTCCTATGATGAGATAAGTCGGTTACTTAATATTCCTGCTACTACAGTACGTAGCCGTATCTCTTTTGGCAGAGAAATATTGAGGCGTGAGCTGGGCTGAGTAAATTCACCCCTTAATTTGTGCCTGTTGTAATGTGTTGATTATAATATGATTGTGTTGTTTTTGCTGCAATTATATAATGTCAAGATAAATGCTAACCTGTGTGCCGGTTAGCATTTTCTATATATTCGCTGCAAAGGAAAATGTATGAACAGATATATTTTAATCATCAATGGTACAGCTCATATTATTAATGAGGATTGCATTAGTAATTGGGATGAGATTAATATCTCGCTGAAACGAAATGATTTCAGTGGGATTATCCGTTCATTCAGTTCAAAGTTTGAGTTTGTCGGGAAAGCATATAACCTTTTACTTAATGAATACCGCACCAACTATTTGAACGCTAATGCTCAGATAGAGATATACACTATTGATAACGATAGGAGCAAGAAGTATCTCTTCGGTAGTTATCTGGATTTCGGCTCATTAGAATATGATGATAGCATTGTATATATCAATGCAATAGATAGTACTCTTGCTGCTAAGATTAAGGCAAAGAAGAGCACTCAGTACGAATACCTTGTAAGTGAATTAAAGGAAGAAAAGGCTCTCAATTATGATCGTTTGTTGATGCTGAATACATTTAACTTCGACATTGATAACGATGAATATATATATCCTTCTGGTACGTCTCAGGCTAATACGAATATTGATGTCTATGTTGTAGATACTAATCCTGAAGTGTATGTCGGTGATTTTATAACACCATACCATGAATCGGATGGTGCCTATTATGGCAATACCAAAGGAGTTTTCATGAAATTGCTTGCTTTACCTCCACACGGCTTATACATGGATTTGAGTTGTGATATAACCATTTCATCAGGTACTGGATCGTTTCAAGTTGAATATCAAAAAATGGTTGGTGGAGTACCTTCAGTGGGTTCTGTTAATGGTTCACATACAAGTGGTCTTAAAGCTGGAAGCGTGTATCATTATAATGAAAAAGGGCTTGTCTTGGTAGATCCGGCAAAGAATGAATCTGGGAAAATAGGTATGGTTTATAGAATCTACCTCAATACTGAAGCCGGGGTAAGAATCAAGATTGAGAATTTTAAGATGTCTGTCTATTACATGGCAAAAATGCAATCAGAACGTATTGATGTCATAAAGCCTGATGTGCTTCTTAACCGCTTATTGAAGAGCATAAATGAAGAAAATGAGGGCTATGTAGGCGAAATAGAATATCAGGATGATACTCGGCTGGCCTCCACTGTGATAATGGCGGCAGAGAGCGCCAGAGGATTGGACGGGGCTAAAATATATACTTCATTCAAGAATTTCTCTGATTGGATGGAGGTTGTCTACGGCTATGTACCGGATATTGCTGAAAATAAAGTCGTTTTTAAGAAGCGCACTTCTTTGTTTCATTCTGAAGTACAAAAGCGAATAAGCTATACTGGAATGGATTTTAAGGTAAAAGTGAACTCATCACTTATTTACTCTTTACTGAGAGTCGGTTACGATAAACAAGACTATGACAGCATCAACGGACGTGATGAGTTCCATTTTACGAACGAGTATGACACTGGGATAACCATTACGGATAAGGCCCTTGAATTGATAAGCCCTCTTCGGGCAGATCCTTACGGAATAGAATTTTTGGTAAGCAAGCGTGGTAAAGATACAACTGATAATGAGAGTGACAATGATACTTTCTTTGTCGGGGCTCATTTGAAAGAAAACGCTGAATCTTATGAGCTTTTACGAGAAGGGTATAAAGTATCTGGAATAATTTCATCATCAACCATGTTCAATGCCATGTTCTCACCTCGTTCTATCATCGATGCTAATAAGGAATACATCGGTTCATTTGTCAAGTCATTACGCTTTGCTTCTTCATCGGGTAACAGTGATATCCGGATTAATGATGTTGCTGAGAACACTGATATAGAACTAACAGATCCTCTGTTTACCGTGAGCACTCTGAGTATTAGTACAGCCGATGGTGAAATACCGTCAGATGTAAATGCTCTTGTTGAGGTTGAAAGGAATAACCTATTATATACTTGCTTCATAAACGAGCTGAAATATAAGATTGGGCACTATGAGGGGGTTGATTATAATCTGCAAATTAAAAGTATTGGTTAGTTATGATAAAGATATCACCATTTACTCCACTTTTCTTTAGTCCATCCTCTGATAAATTCGGGGCTGAGAGTAGGTACATACAGTTGTTTGCACCTACCGATAACATATTCATAGAGGTTATTACCACTACTGAGTATAAGATGAATGGTTTACTGAAGAATCATGTTAATGGTACCAGCTGGGAAATCGAGTTCCAATCCTTTTCTTTGAAAGATGGTTCTACGGTCTTTCATTCAACGATCACTGGGCTGGTACCTGGTTATTATTCAATTTCTATAGGCGATCAAGAATGTAATATCTTCAAGGTGACGGATGATGAGCACGAGTTGGATAAGACTACTCTCATTCGCTACTCTATGCGTAGTAATAAGCAGAGGAATGATTGCATATTCTGGAACGGTGAAGAGCAGTTCTATTTTGAATTCCGTGCACCTGGCGGCTTCAAAGATGATGATTGGACATTTGCCGTCAACAATGAGCAGTTTGAAATTTCTAATGGAAATATCGTTGAACTTTTTGCAGTAGAGAGTACGCAGAAGAAGTTTACTCTTGGTAATGCTGAGGGGTGTCCTGTCTGGTTTGCGGAGCACCTGAACCGGATACTATGTTGCTCTAATGTGTATTTCAATGGCGTGCGATTTGTTCGTAAGGGTAATAGTGTGCCGGAAATGACTAAGGAAATTGTGTCATTGAAGAGCTATATTTTCAAGGTGTCTTTACAGGGTATGGTTGACAATATAGATGTTGATTTCCCTGAAGGTGGTGAAGAAGAAGGTGGTGAAACTGGGGGAGGCGGGGAGGGGTATGTTTATTTGATAAAGCTCAATGACACTGTTGTTCCTACCGATAGGAATACCTTTTCAGCATTGAGAATACTTGCCGAGATTGATAAGGCAATTAAGGCAAATAATGAGGGCTTAGGAGATAAGTTTATCAGCAAAAAGAATGATGATTATGCAGAAGGTATAATCACTTTCTTGAAAGACATCATAGTAAAAGGGCCTATTAAGGCTTTGAGTAAATTAACGGTAGGCGAAAGCATCATTGATTCATTATTAACGGGCAAGGGCATAATTGCTGAAAATGGACGAATACAGGCTGACCGCATGGAGTTGCGGTCATCGCTGACCGTTTTAGAGCTTATCTTCAATCGGTTTTCAGCTATGGAATCTGATTACTCATTTTCCGAATCCGGCACGATTGAAAGCGTGGAACTTCTGGAAGACGGTACTTACCGTTTACCACTGCGTAAACGTTGGGAGAATGATTTCACGGCATTAGCAGAGAATGATGTGGTTTACGGCATTGTCAACGACTTGGCATCAGGTGGTGGCAATTATTACACATCTTGGTTGCGTGTCTTGCACGTAGATACATCTGCCAATGCCATCAATGCTGTTATGTATCCGGATAGTGAGGTTCCCGGTGGTAAGAACTATCCTCCAGAACCATTAATGATATTGTCTCATCGTGGTAATCCGGTAAATGCAGAGCGTCAGGGATACTGGTATCTATCCAGCCGAGAGAAGTGCATCTGTATGTTAGACGGTGTCATAAAGCCTATATTGGAAGAAAGCAACTACTCCATCATCATAGGGCGTCTGAAGCATTTGTCACTGTTTGACAATCTGCCAATCAACTACCTGCACACCTACGTATATTGCCGTGGTATTGCTGTTCAAGACATTCACCGTATTGACTATGAGGGAATACCTGTACGGGTTGAAAACAACCGTGGCAAGTGGAGCGCAGAAGAATCGGTGAGCAATCCTTATCAATCTACTCAGGAGGTGTACGATGCAGTATATCACTACGGTTGCAAATGGATGTGTCTGGTAACGGGTACTACCGAAGAACCACAGTATGCATCTACAGGATGGGCTATGATCGAAGGAAATCCGGACTTTACTATTGACATTGATAGCAGTAATGGCTGGTACTTTGACGCGGATAAGTTTGAGACTACCCTTAAGATTACCGGTAAGCTGTACAATCAGGATGTGACGTCTCACATCCTTGATACGGATATTGAATGGACACGTGATACGGGTAACATAACGGAAGATAATGCCTGGGCGGTCGCACATGCCGAAGCGGGCAAGTCGTTGGCACTGACCATGAATGACCTTGGTCCCGACTATATGAATATGACCGGATGCAAGTTTATAGCAAGAGTGCTGTTGCGTGACGGACAGAATAATCATGAGACAACAGATTATGTACCTTTTTAAATTGTAAGATTATGGAAAAAATTGGATGCCTTTTTTATCCGCATGTAGTGGAATACTCATATAGGCTATTGGGAGTTTTCCCTATGCGTTCGATGACTATAGTTCACGTAGAGAAATTCTATGGCGAAGAAGCATTAAAAAAAGCGGTTGAGAAAAAAACAGGCCGCAAAGTTGTAAGAATTATATCTCATACCTAATTATGCAGAGCAAAAATCGTAAAATAACGATCAACTATCGTCCGCTTCAGATAAGTGGAGACATAGAAGTTGTAGGCAGCGTGCCGGATATGCAGGTGTATCAGGCTGATAAGGCGGAGTATACTCCTGATTATACGCTTACTCCCCTGACGCTCTTTCCGCGTTGTAACGCCACCGATCCGGATGCAGTTGTCAAGCTTGGTACTGTAAATGCTTCATTGACGAACATGAAATGGTATGAACGTATAGGCGGTATTCGAACATTGATCACATCATCTAATACCAATTATGTAATTACAGATTCAGGATCGGAAAAGGGAAAGATTCAGATGAAGAAAAATGTCTCGACGATCAATCCCGTCACACTTGAATTTTATGCCGAGTATGTAGACGCTAAACGTAGCGGGCAAACATACGTGTACAATTTTACCCGGTTAATCCGTTCGGTGGATGGCAGTGAACCGACTCCTAAACTGATGATAGACTCACCTTCAGGTTTGGACTGGAATCCTCTGCGTGACACTGTACGGCAAACCATCACCGCAAAACTGATTGTAGGAGATACGGATGTGACCGCTACGAATAAATGCAGGTTCTTCTTTTACCGGAAGCTTGAAAATGGATCGCTTGAGCAAATCGTTGACGGCAATGGTGATAACGATTGGGAGTTCGTATCGCTCAATAAGAATGTATTTACTTTCGACCGTAACTATATTGGTAATGAGATAACATATGTCTGTAAAGCCTCTTATTCCATGAATGGCACTCCGGCTTCTACACCTGATGATGGTATTGACTATGTGTCCACCACTATCCGCCGCCGGATACCTTCAATTGAAGTCGACTGGAAAGGTGTACCGCAACAGGTGGCCGATGGCACGACGGTAATATATCCAAAGCCTATAATTCGAGATACGATAGGTGATATTCCTAACCCTTCCGAGGTGTTAGAATGTGAATGGAGAACCAAATCAGCAGGTGCTTCTTCGTACACATTGGTGGCAACCGGCTTCAATCCGAGTATCCCTTTCACTGACGGGATGATGCTCAATCTGACAGTAATAGACAGAGGCCCCTATGCTGCTCTGGTAACGTCTGACGGAAAGTATATCGTAAACAGCGATAACAAGTTTATCGTTGCAAGGAAAAGAATTGTTTAATTTTAAAATACTTGATTATGGCATTTTATATCAAAGTAACCAAAGAGGTGGCGGATGCGCTCGATCTGACTGCTATCCGTAATAAAACAGCAGATGGCAATGTGCTGTTATGGCAGGCTGACGTAGCGGGCTTTCCCGGTGATACCGTGTTCGAGCGTGCTGTGGAAGTAGGCGGTGTCTGTCTTACTCCGCAGCAAGCGAAGGCAGAGATCGACGGCACAGACAATCCCACTGAGGTTAGCACGCCGGATAAATATAAAGTAGAAGATCCTGAGGAATCTGATAATACAGAAGGGGAGGTAACCAATGAGCATAGCGAGTAAAGTCGGACAGGTGACCTTTTCGCAGAAGTCCGGTGTATATATGGCGGCAATCCTGTGCGATAAAGGTGACTTATACCAGGAATATGACGGGGAATCATCCGCTCCTACAAACATAGCGCCGGATTTTACGACATTGAAACCTACATTGTCTTTCCTGCTGACTTCCTCCCGTGTAGCTGAAGGAATCGTTGTGCCATCTTCCATTAAGTGGTATTTCAACGATGTGCTTATTAATTTCACGTCCAATGTGTCGACAAATACCTTCGGAGGTGAAACCGGACATTTCAAGTTTGTGCCGTATGCTGCCGGTACCACAAACTATTACGGCCTTCAGGTAGTAAAGAACCTTGTGAAGGCTTCTGCTGGCGCAAGCTGTACGATCAAAGGAGTGGCAACGGTGACAGTCGGTAATGTTTCGGATGAAATACAATGGGTTTATCCTATTCCGATAACAAAGGGAGTCGGAAATCAGAAAGTGGTGACCATCATGGCCGGCGATGACAAGTACTTCGCCATCCGGGAGAAGGGAGGCAGTGTTATATTGTCAGCCGTTGCCCGTTTGGGAGCTTCGGAGCTGACGGCCGGTTTATCATACAAATGGTACAGGATGATAAACAATGCATGGAACCTGATCAGCGGACAAACCGGAAAGAACCTGACGGTAACGGACAGCATGGTGGATACTACCGGCATATTCAAGGTAGAGGTATATCAGGATTCTACTCTTATTGGTTTGGATACTCAGACGGTAATCGATTTGTCTGATCCCTATGACATCATAACCAATCCGACACCGGAAGATGAGACCATCAGCAAGGCAGGAGATACGGTAGTCTACAGGCCTATTCTTGTCAAACGTGGAGAGACAACGAAGGCCAAGGATATGACATTCTATTTTGTTTTCATGGACAGTGCCGGCGTGATACTTAATCCCTCTACGGCTAATACTCCTTCCGCCTCCGGTACCTGTACTTATGAAATGTGTCAGCAGGCAGGCGGCAACGTGGCATGGACAATAACAACTAAAGATTGATAATATGACATTAGCAACAAAAACAGGAGAAGTTAAATTCCTTCAGCAGGGGAAACGAGGTATGTTGCCATACCCGGCAGGTGAATATGACCTACATACATCTTATGTTTGTACGGATATGCTCGCTCCTTATGTACTATACAATGGTATCTATTATGTGATGAACCAGGTCACAACTTGGGTCGGTCAAGGTGTTCCATCAAACATCAATAATCCTCAAAAGGATTATGCTGTCAATGGAACTAAAGCCACTTGGATACCATTTGAAGGCTATAAGGCTATTTATGTGGAAATCTTGATGGCCAATTTTGCTAAGCTTGCAAGTGCTGTATTCTATGGACAGTATCAATTCTCACAATACGGAGAGGATGCTTCAGGCTCTGCTGTAGAAACGGAAGGTGGATACAAGGATTTTAATCCGAACGATCCGATGAATTCAGCCAATGCATTCCGTCCCAATCTAATGCTCGATTTTCTGACTGGAAAAGTATACTGCAAGAGCCTTGATGCCAGAGGAAGTATTTATACTCCTTATTTAAACATCCCCTTGGAACCTGATGTGGAAACAGTTATTAAGGTACGTGGAAGAATGAATGGATATATTACATGCCTTGGAGTTTCTACGCAGTCACATACATTGTCACTGCCAAGAGCTGTGGATATGGATGCTGGAACTGAACTCAATCTGTATTATTATGTGATGCCTGGGAGACTCGCGCCAAGTCCGACCATCAAGATCTATCCTGATGGTGAATTCCTGCCACATGGGCTAACAGAGTTTAGAATGCGTAGTAACACGGAAGTCCAGTTGAAAGTTGTTAAGATTGGAACTGCTGATGCTGATAAGATGTGGATGATTCTGAATGCACCGTACAATGGTTCTATTGATTTATTTCCGTGTGTTTTGGCACAGGGGTATGTTACAGGAACATCCACAGGAGCTACCATTGTGGCGACTACATATGATGGATCCAGTCTTTCAGTCTCAAGGGTTGCAGAAGGACACTATCGCATAAAGATACCATCGTCCTGGAAAATGGACCACTATAAATACATCGTGATGCTAACCGGCATAGGTGCTGTATCGGGCGGTCCTAATAGTCCTACAAAAGCTACCTTAAAAGAGCAGTCATATGAATATTTTGATGTATGGGTATCTGATGACTCATCAGTTAACGACGGTAGCTTTTCATTTATGATTTCAGATACATATGCCTGGGGAAATAATGGTGGCTTTTTAACACCTACTTGATGGGATGATTTTAAATGAATATTATTTATAAATAGTGATTAAAAACAAAATGTTAAATTGGGCCGATTTTCATCGTAGAAAAAACGCCCGTTAAAAGTATAAGGGTATGTTAAAGAAAGTCACGACTAAGGAGTATAATAATGATTTAGAGGAAAAGGATAGTGTGCATAAAGTGAAAGCTGTTGATGGATCTGGCAATGATATACTTGTGTCATCGGCAGTGGTTGCCAATAGTGGAGGATGTGGTAAGTTTACAACAAAAAACAAGTTAGGATGGGGAAAATGGTACAGAATCGCATCTTCAGTGAGTGGTGCAAATCCAAATAGCTGCCTACTTAATGTCGGAAACCTGTATGTGAATAGAGCTGCGCTTTCGCAGCTATTCTACGTTGCGGCGGAAGGATTTGAGACTAATCAAATTATTGTTCAATTAGCTAATTCTGGTAAAGCAATAAGTAAAGCTCGAATATTGTACAAGAGATCAACAACAGAAGGTCCAATAATTGAGATATTTGTGAATACACCTGGCGAAAACATCTATGTTTTCGCCTATTCATGCAATATAGGTTTTGTTTTTCAAGAGCCGGTAGAAGTTAGCGAGACACCAGAGGAAGGGTACACTGTAAAGGAATTTACATTCTAAAGGAAGGCGGCTGCGGTCGCCTCTTTTTATTGTGATTCTTCTGCCCGTTAAAAGTGCAAGAGTATGGAGAAGACTACAATTAAGGACTACAACAATGGTTTGGCAACCAAAGATAGTCTAAGTAAAGTGAAAGCAGTTGATGTTGCCGGTAATGATATACTTGTTAATCCTGGAATTGTTGCACAATCTGGAGGGTGTGGAAGATACACTCCGGATGAAAGGGTATCGCAAGACAAATGGTACAGAATTGCTTTGGGGCGTTATGGGAATACTCCTCATGCTGCACTCTTGATGGTAGGCAACTATTATAATAATGAGGTTCCAAGTTCTCAGTTACTATATATCCATGCTGATGGATATAGTGATAGGCAATCTATTGTTCAGTTGGCAAATTCTGGCAGAGTAATAAGTAAAGCTCGAATTTTATATCAAGCATCAACGGCTAATGGGCCAATGCTTGATATATTTATTCGAACTGCAAAAACAAATCAATTAACTCTTTCTTACTCGTGTAATATGAATCTTACTTTCCAATCACCGGTTGAAGTTCCTGAAGAGCCAGATGAGGGATATTCTGTCAAGGAATTTACCTTTTAATGAATAGGCAGCTTCGGTTGCCTTTTTCATATCATATCCTTTGCCCGTTAAAAACGGAAGATATGGAAAAGATACAATTTTCAGAAGTAGAGAAAAATCTACCGAGTGGAACACCTGCAAAGATTAGAACTTTAGATAGTAGTGGAAACAGCATTTTGTCTACAATTTCGGAAGTGGCTAAATCTATAGGGGCGTATAACCTAACAAAGACTTTTGCACCTTTAGAAGAATACGAAGTAAAAGAAGTAAAGGGATGTTTGATACTTGCTCAAAATGCATCTATACAACATGAAATTGGGGTTGCCATACTATATAGTAACTTGGGAGGTGTTGTTTTGAATAATGTTTCAGGAGTGAGTTTTTTAGAGCAGAATAAACAAGCCTTTAGCATATATAGAAAAGAAACAAATGGATCTATTTACATAAAAAATAATACAGAGACTTCCAGGGTTATATATGTAAGATTAATTTCTATCATATAGCGTAATTGTACCAATTATTCTTTCTCTGTCATATCTTCCGCCCGTTAAAAACGGAAGATATG